AACGGCCAGATTAAGAGAGTTAGCTATGGGAAGTCCATGCCAACCTTAGCTTTAACAGCCCTTGATTTAGACTTCCGTATTAATCAAATGATTAAAGGATTCACTAAGAATACCAACACTGGTGCATGGGTAAGACAATTACCTAAGCCACACGTTGCTATGATTGCTGAGTCTCAATCACTGGATGGCGACATTTCAATTTATGAATGCTTTAATAACGTTGAATTTGTCGAAGAGGCATCTAACAACAGCACTGATACAAACAGTGAAGCGGCTTATTCAACTGCCTTAAATGGTAATGTTTTAACACCATTAAAGCCTAACATCTTCTTAGCGGCCAACGGGGTACAACAACCTTATATGGTAGCTAAGTCAAACGACACTGGTTTTGATTTAGACAAGCTTTATGCCGAAGTATTTGGTGGCTACACTAAGTCAGCTGGTAGTACGACTGGAAATAAGTAGCACACTTTAAAGGTCTCCCATTAAGGGGGCCTTTTCATACATAAACTAATTTAAATAAAGGGGTAAAAATTACTATGAAAATCAATGCGAAAAACTACTTTAAGATTAACAAGACGTCAGATGTAACACCAACGAATAACATTATTAGACTGGCTACTAAGGTTCAGATTGGAATGCTTGAATCGCAGGACACTGAAAAGGACATCACTGAATTAGACGCTATGAAGAACGGTCTAGAACTACAAGATGCAATGGACGACTTTGTACAACGTGTAATGGGCTACACTGACAAACAAATGGAAACCATTAACGACACTGTCTCAATTGAACGGTTTGGTGAAGGTGTTGGCTACTTAATCATGCGGTTAAATGGTATTTCAGACGCTGACATTAAATTGTCTGAACAAAAGCAACGCAAGGCAATCGAAGATGCTAAGTCGTCAAAATAAGCCGGCACAAACGTAACAGCGAGCTTAAAAAGGAAGTATTAAAGTTGAAGAACCAACAGGAAGACTTGAACCTACTGGCTCAACAATTATTAACCGAGGGGTTGTCACCGAAAGAATTCGATGACAGCTCTTTTTTTAATATGATGGAAACTTTGAACGCTCGTAAGAAGGAAGACCGTGCTGAACTAGTTGACCCACTAGAGGCCATCAATTCAACGTACGGCCTATAAGCGTTTGTGCCTAGGAAGTTTAAATAAAGGAGGTTAAAAAAGAATGGCTAAAAAAGTAGTCGGCCGTGAGATGACTAGTAAAGTTGGCTTAGATGGCAGTGAGGCGATTAAGTCTCTCAAACAGTTAACGGCAGAGGTTAAAGCTAACACTAGTGGCTGGAAGGCTCAAGAAACGGCTTTAAAATCAGCTGGTGAGTACCAAAAGGCGGCTGCAGCTAGGGTAGACGGACTAGCTAAGTCGATGGAAATGCAAAAGGCTAAGATTGATGAGTTAAAGAAACGTCAATCAGGCTTAAACAGAGACACTAAAGATGGTGAAGAGCAATATTTAAAGCTGTCTGACCAGATTAACAAGGCTAGCCGAAGCTATGATAGTATGGGTGGTCAATTAGACCGTGCTAAGTCTAAGCTACAGTATTACAACAGTGGTTTAGCAGACCTGCAAAAGGGTTATAAACAGAGCACAGCTTTAAGTGAGTCCTATGTGAAGCGACTAGAAGCCGAGGGTAACCAAGAGGAGGCTAACAAAGCCAAGCTAAGTGGCTTAAAACAGGCTTATTCCAACATGGAAGCCCAGTATAAGGCCCAAACTAACGAACTAGACCGAATTAAGAGGGCTAGTGGAGCTACCTCAGACGCCTATAAACGCCAGCAAGTGCGTGTTAATGAGACCGCAACTAGTATGGCTAAGCTTAAAAGTGAGACTAATGAACTAGACTCCGCCATGAATAAGGCTAAACCAACGGCCTTTACTAGAATGCTAGATTCAGCCAAGTCTAAACTAGGCTTAGTACGAGATGAAGAAAAGAAAACTAATGACGAAACTAAACACTTTGCCATTGGAGCCGCTATTGGAAACACCATTAGTAATGCCGCTTCTAGTGCGATTGGCTACATTAAGGATGTTACCAAACAAGGTTACGAGCTAGCCGAAGCTGGGGGCACGATTAAAAAGCAGTGGACTAATTTAGGTCTGTCTGATAGTGAAGCTACTAAGATGACAGCTCAAATTGGTGATATTCGGTCTAAGGCCAACATGTCCGGTGGGGCTATTGACCAAATGCAAAAGAAGTTCTATGCCATGACCAACAGCACCACTAAAGCCCGTGCCATGACCGAAGTGTTAACTAGTTATGGTTCAGCCGCTGGTAAATCTGGCGACCAGATAGCCGGGCTTACTCAAGGTGTCGCTAAACTAGCTGGTAGTTCTAAAGTAACAGCCAGCCTATTCAAACGGTCATTCAGTCAGGTTCCAGAACTGCAAAAGGCCATCATTAAAGCTAGTGGTATGTCAACTAGTGCCTTTAACAAGCAATTAGCGGCTGGTAAGATTACTGGCTCACAATTACAAGGCTATATGGTCAAAGCCGCTAAAACGAGTGGCAAGGCTTGGGATGAATTCGGTGAGACCACTAAAGGCAAGATGGCCGCTATTCAAGGCACCTACACCAATTTAAAGGTAGCCTTTGCTAAGCCTTTAGTAGCTGGCGTTGAGAAGGCTATTGATGGGGTGTCTAAAAAGAAGGGCGCTTTAGATGATGTTAAGAAGTCCCTAACAGGCCTAGTTGGAACGCTTGGTAAGAAGACCGGCCAGTATGTCGGTGATGTTATCAGCTTTCTAGTTAAAAATGAGAAGCCGATTGAGAAGACTGGCGGAGCCATTGCTAGCATTGTTGGTAGTTTAGCTAAGGGTGCTTGGTCAGCTGTAGCCGGTGCTTTAAAGCTGATTGGTGGTCACTCTAAGGACGCTTCTAAAGGCATGAAAGGTGTATCAGACGCCACAGCCGCCATTGCTAATCATAAGGGGGCTATTGAGGGTGTAGGTAAGGCTATCATGGTCTATCTAGCTGTATCGAAGCTTAAGACAGTCGCTACAACTATCTTTAGTGTTGCTGGTGGTATTGGTAAGGTCATTGGAACTATGACCCGTCTAGCTAAATCTGAAAAGTTAGCTACAGCCGCTCAATGGTTGTTTAACGCAGCCATGGACGCTAACCCGATTGGTATTGCAGTTATTGCCATTGGTGCTTTAGTTGCTGGATTCGCACTAGCCTATAAGAAGATTAAACCATTCAGAGAGTGGGTTAATAAGACAGCTAAGTCAGTTGTTAACTTTGGTAAAGGAATCGCTAAATGGGGCTCAAATGTAGGTAAATCTGTAGGCAAAGCCCTAAGCAACATGGGTAAGAAATGGAATAGCTTTAAGAAGAGCTTTAAGAAGTCATGGAACAAGCACTGGTCAGATATGGGTAAGACCATGCAGGCTGACTGGAACGGGTCCGTTAAGAACACTAAGAACTTCTTTAGTTCAGTCGGTAAGAAGTGGGACAGTTGGAAGTCTAGCTTTAAGAAGAGTTGGAATAACCACTGGAATACCATGACTAGAAACTTGCATAGTGCATGGAATAGCTCGTATAAGCATACCAAAGACTTTTTCTCAAACATGGGCACTAAATGGGCTGGATGGAAAAAGAGCTGGTCACATAGTTGGAATAGTCATTGGGACAAGATGCGGTCTAACCTGCATAGCTACTGGAATAAAGACCTGAGCCATACTAAAGTGTTCGGCAAGTCGATGGGTAGCTGGTTATCAACCTTTAAAAAGTCATTTAAGGGTGGTTGGTCAAGTCTAGGTACTGGTGTAGAGAACATCTTCAAAGGTCTCTGGAAGAACCTAAAGAAGTTTGCTAGAGACGGCATGAACAATGTCATTGATATCATTAATGATGGCATTAAAGCGGTTGACGCAGTAATTCATAGTTTTGGCAGCAAGAATAAGAGAACTATACCTACTTTAGACAGGCTAGCAACTGGTACTGGTATGTTATCAGGTCAACGTAGGCCAATTACTAAGCCAACACTAGCCATGCTCAATGATGGTAATGATAGTCCACAAACTGGCAATAAAGAAATGGTCATGCTACCTAATGGTGATTCAGGCATTGTTCAAGGACGTAACACTAAGATGATGTTACCAGCTGGCACAGAGGTATTGAATGCTAGTGAGACAGCCATGTTGATGGGTATGCAAGGCGTGGATAAGTATGCTAAGGGTACTGGCTTCTTTGGTGACATTCTAAACAGTGTTACTAGTGGTATCTCAGGTGTGACTAGCTGGGTTGGTAAAAAGGTCGGTAGTTTAGAGAAGTTCTTTAAGACCGCCGAGAACATCATAGCTCACCCGGTTAAGTCGTTAGAAAACCTATTTAGTTGGTCTTCCAAGGGCATCTCAGGTGTCATGAGTAACATTGGTCACGGTCTATTTAGTGGCGTTGAGAAGCAAGCTAAGACATGGTGGTCAACACTATGGGGTGGCGTTAGTAACAGCCTAGACAGTGGTGCTTCTAGTTCTACGCTAGTTAACGCCATGGAGAAGTACGGTGCCACAAACAAGTATGTTTATGGTGCTGAGGGTCCTAGTGCGTTTGACTGTTCCGGCCTAGTTGAGTACACCTTAAAGAAGCTTGGAATAAGCTTCCCACGGACTAGTGGTGAGCAATACAAAGCTACTAAGCATGTCAGCAACCCCAAACCGGGTGACCTAGTCTTCTTTGGCCCCGGTGGTAGTGAACACGTTGGGGTTTATACCGGCAATGGTGAATTTTACAGTGCTGAAAACGAGAAAGACGGCATGGGCATATCTAAAGTTCATGGCGGTGGATATGGTTCGTTTGCTGGCTATGGCCGAGTACCCGGTTTATCAGACAGCACTAGCTCGGATAAGTCATCTAAGTCTAGTGGCCTGTTAGGAACGATTAAAAAGCAGGTTGGCTCAGGATTTTGGAAGTTTATCAGCAAGTTAGCTGATGAGTTTGGTGATGGCGGTAGTAGTAACCCCGGTGGTTCAGGGGTTCAACGTTGGAAGCCAGATGTTATCAAGGCGTTAAAGAAGAACGGATTTGAGGCCAGTGCTAGTCAAGTTTCAGCTTGGATGAAGGTTATTGCACGTGAGTCAAATGGTGACCCTACCGTGGTTAACCACTGGGACCGTAACGCTCAAATGGGAATTCCTTCAATGGGGCTAGTACAGACGATTAGACCGACCTTTGAAGCTTACAAGTTCCCCGGTCATAACAACCCGCTTAACGGATATGATGACTTGCTAGCTGGTATTCACTATATGAAGGCTAAATATGGCTCAGGCCCTAGTGCGTTTGCTCGTGTTAGTGGGCCAGAAGGATACGAAAATGGTGGCATTATCAACACTAACCAGTTGATTGAGGTTGCTGAACATAACAAGCCGGAAATGGTGCTTCCATTGACTAATAAGAGTCGGGCTAACCAGCTAATTGCCCAAGCTAGTCAAGTTGTAAATGGTAATACTAGCACTCAGGTTGCGTCGACTAACAGTGAAAGTAATGAGAAGCTTGATAAACTAATCAGCTTAATGTCAGCCATTCTAGGAAACATGGGCAGTGTTCAAGCTGTTATTGCTAAATCTGATGTGGTTAATGCCGTTAAATCTGACAACAAGACCGCTTCACAGTATTCACAAATGATGGGGTACTAGTATCCCAATCAATCAAAGGGTGGTCCTTAATTGGGCGCCCTTTTTACATAGTTAAACTTAAAAAGGAGGTTAAATCGTGACCTTACAACGAGATGATTTTGAGTATGCCGGTTTAAATAGCCGGGACGATTTACAGGTTGAGATGGGTAACGTGGTATTGCCTAGTGCACCAGCCATGGCTGAACAGGTGACTGATATACCGGCCATGTATGGGAACCAATTTAATGGCACCGATTTTACCAGCCGAACGATTAGTATACCGGTATCCATTTACTGCGCTGATAATCAAGACAGATTTAATCAGATTATGCACAATTTAAGTGGTCTGCTACTAAGCGATGACCCTAGTGATAATGGCAGGGAATACCCATTAATCTTTGGCTTTGAACCTAAGGTGACCTATTGGGGGCATATTACCGCAATTAGTGACCCGGCCCCGATTAATACGGGTATGTATGACATGAATTTAACGATTACCTTTGTGCAATCCGACCCACGGGCAACCCTGCCACAGGTTGAAACACCCTTAAAGAACGGCTTAAATACAATTACTGTTAATGGGACTGCTAGAACGGAGCCAGTTATCCAGATTATCCCTAAGCGTGATTTAAAGCACGTTGGCTTTACTCTAAATGGTGGTGAATATGGACTAGGGCCAGATAGCGATGAAGACCAAGCGGTGGCGGTACAGCCTTACACTCAGGTTGTTAATAGTGACGTATTAAATACCATGGCTGAGTGGACTAATGATGCCAATGCCATTGCTCAGATGAAGACTGCTGGCAAGTATGTTTATCAAGGTGAAGCTGATAGTAACCGAGATACTCAAGTATTAATGGTAAAGCTAGCTAATGGGGTTAAACAATATGGTAGTCATCAACCAGACTGGTATGGCCCCGGTGTTCGATTTACTGGTATGACTAACAGTTTGACTAACTATCGAGTTAAAACTAGGATTCACCACATTCGCCACGCAGGTACTCACAATGGACGTGCAATGGGACGGATAGAAGTGCTGTTATTAGACCCTAACGGAGCCACAATAGGACGGTTCGGGCTAGCTGACAGTGCTGGAGGTGGCACCCCAACGTGTTACTTACAAATCACTAAGCCGGGTGGTACTTTTGCCGGCGGTGATGGTAAACATGAGACTTTCTACAATGGCAAGGGCCCATCAGGTAGCTCTAGCAACGGCCGTGACCAGAAGATTAAAATTAAGACTGGCACTACGACCAAGACAGTGGTTAAACGGTCACGTAATAAGCATGGTAAAGTGACCACTAGGACTATTAAGCAAAAGGTTAACAAATACCTTACTGTGGTCAATAAAGAAGAAAAGTCGGCGCTAAGCACTAGTTGGCTAGAACTCGACTTAATCAAAAATGGCAAGGTGTTTAGCTGGTCAATCACCCAATATTACACCAGTGGCAGTCACAACGGTCAACCATGTAAAGACCCTAAACGGTTTCTAATTGTACATGGCACGTTTGTTGATAGGAACTCTAATTATCAGTCAGCCCTAGGTGGTATCGGCGGGGTATTCTTTAAGCACTCGATTGCTGAAGATGACGAAAATGTGGGCTATGAAAATCCTTATCTATCAATCACTCACCTAGACATTTACCAAGTTAATGACGTGGCTCAGGACGCACCTAAGTATATTGCTAGTGCTGGTCAAGAGATTGTCTTAAATTGTGAGACTGATAGCACAACCGTTGGCGGTAAGCTAGCTAGTCCCATCTGGTCAACGGACTATCCTAAGCTTAGTCCGGGGGTTAATAGTCTGACTATGATTGGTGACCTAGATGACGCACAAATTACACTTAAATATTTACCCAGATTACTCTAGCAACACTTAAAGGCTTCCCTTAATTGGGTGGCCTTTTTACATAACTAAAATAAGGAGGTTAACAGATGGCTTTAAATAACCAGTATTTAATCCTAGATTCAAATTTAAAGCGGATTGGGACCCTGACCGTTGATGGGGCCACTAAGTTCTCTAATGACAGTGTGAAGATGCAACTAGCCGATTCAGACACAACTAGCACTAACTATGATGATGACGTTAATGTGGGTACTAATGATACGTTTGATGGCACGGTCAACCTAAACGCTCAATCTAAAAAGTTCGACCATCAAGGCTCATTAGACGTGCTCCAAGGCCAGCCTGATTCAGACAAGGTAGTGGCTGGTAACAATCTCGCTTATTATGATAGCCTATCAGGTCATTGGTATGTCATGCGTATATACAGCGTGGAAGAGAACAATACCGCTGCTGTTAAACATGTCACAACGGCTAACTTTACCAACTTATGCTTGTACAGTTTAGCTCATCATTATCCGGTAGCCACTACCGCTAGTGCAAGCACGATTCAGACAGCCTTTAATCAGTGCTTTAACGCCACTGGTTGGACGCTGGACTATCAGACTACTAATGTGATGACCCCAACAATCACTATTGATGGTAAGACGAAAGCTAGCACGTTATTACAGACGCTAATCCAGACTTATGATGTTGAGATTGACCCATATGTTGAGATTGACTCACAAGGGAATATCACGAAAAAGGTGTGTGTCATTACTGACCAGCTTAACAATGATGTGGTTTATAACGAGGCGGTATTCGGTAAAAACATGACTAGTATTAAACGGACAACCGTTTCAACACCCGTAACTAAATTGATTCCATATGGGGCCAACGGTAGCACAATCGCCTCGGTTAATGATGGCAAGCCCTATATCGTTGATGATGCGGCTAACCAGAAATATAACCCCGATTGGCAAGCTGGCCTTTACTGTGAAGCGGTGGTTACCGCCAATCAGATTAGTAACTCAGCCGGTTTAAAGTCATGGGCTCAGGATATGCTTAAACTATACAACCACCCGCGGACGTATTATGAGGTGAATGTAACACCCAACTTTAATCCGCCTTTAGGTGCCACGATTAGGTTTAAAGATGAGCTAATTGACCCGGTATTAGACGCCAGTGGTCGCGTTATTCAACGGACAATCAGCTTTGCTAACCCATATGGCAACACGGTTGGCTTTGGGGAGTATACAACTGTTCAAGTAGCCACGCCGGCATGGATGGAACAGTACCAAAACGCACTTAGTAAGGCGGTTGATGAAGCTAAGGCCGATGCTAGTTCGATTAAACCAGTTGCTTTAACGCCTGACGGTAACAACTTCACGGATACTACGCAGACTAAGCGCTTAATCTTACAAGCTTGGGAAGGTAGCACTAATATTTCATCCTACATTGATAGCAAGGGCTTTATATGGCGCCGTTATAACACCGATGGCACGGTTGACACTAGCTATCAGCAAACAGGTTACTTAATTAATGCGGCTAGTAATGCTATTGGTACTTTGCATGGGACAATTGAATCTGACTATATCCAAGACGACCCTGAAATTAAGCTAGACCCAACTGGAATTAGCTATTTAGGGGTATATGGGCCAGATGATAATGGTGCTCACTCAGCGACTCAATATATGGCACGTTTAAGCAATGGTCAGTATCTAACTAGTCGTGCTCGTGATGACAGTGGGTCTAGTGATACTATGTTTGCTTTGCAGGATAGCAAGTTTGCTGTTAAGTCAGTGATGTTACAGGTACATGGTCAACATGGTGGGACGTTCGGTGTGCAGGAGATTAATAACACGGCCTATATCTGGAACATTGTGAGTTTGAAGAATGACCATAACTATATCTTGGTTCGTTTCCCTTATCTACCGGGAGTTACCTTACAGCCTACCGATAGTCGCGTTCAACAGATTATGCCTCTTAAAGGGTATGGCCGCATTAACTATGACCGTCAACATGATATGGTCTCAATTGGCTATTCCGATGGCAGTACCGATATTCTTAACGCGAGTGACCTGTTAGCCGGCAATTACAACGTGCTATACAACTTTAATATCACGGATTATGGGATTGATTTTAATCAGAACACCTACCAATCTGAGTGCCTAGATTTCCCTTACTTCTACTTTGCGGCCGGTGGTGGTCAAGAGACTAATGAAGACCCACATAAGGTATGGGCCTTAAATGTTGTGCACAAAGGGGCCGAGTTTGAGGTTTATCTTGATAATGACCTTGACTTTCCAAATCTGACCGATGAGAACCGTGAAGTGGAAACTTGCAACGTCTTTTATCAAAATGGTCAGCCTTATATGCTGTTCACATTCAACACTAATGCTCTTTTGATTAACCCAGCTTCAATGGAACGTGAAAAGGTGTATACCATTCCAATGATAAAACGGCCGGTAGCTAGTGCGATTGATAAGGGGACAATAAATGACAATGTTAATACAGATGATTAAAGAAAGGGGGATTATAAATGGCTGAATCTAATGCAACTCAGGTTATTCTAACCGATGATGGCATTAAGATTATCAATGCTCAAAATACGGCTAATAATGCGGCTAGTGGAGTCGCCAATTTAAATGACCCCAACCTAATGAGTGTTATTGAGAAACAGACCCAAACAGCTCAATATGCTGGGCTAACAAGTCAGTATAATGTGGTGCTAGCCCGGGCTAAAGAGGCCAGTATCAGTACGACTGCTTTAACTACAGCCTACACTAACTTGAACACCTTTATGTCGGCCATCTTAACAGATACTACTAAAGCTAGTGACGTTAATCGGGACACTTATAAGAGCCTCACAGACGCTTATAACATGGCTCTAAGCAATGTTCAAACAGCCTTAAGCAATAGCTTTAACACCGACATTGATAACATGCAGTCTAGTGTGGCTGTAGCTAGTCAAGCGGCTTCTAGTGCTGGTAGAGTGGCTTCACAGGCAACTACAACGGGTAATAATGCTAGTCAGGTGGCTTCACAAGCTTATAGTGCGGCTAAAGTAGCTCAAAGTGCCGGTAATAATGCCACTAGTATTGCTAACAGTGCTAGTCAGGCCGCTTCAAGTGCTGTACTAGCTGGTAGTGCAGCAACAGTTAGTGCAAACAAGGCAAGTGCTGATTATCAGACGCTAAGTGCAGGTGTTAAGGATGGTTCGATAGTCCATATCACGACAGAAACGGTTATTGATAAAGGGGTTATTGGAACGGCTGAGATAGCCAATGGTGCAATCACCAATGCTCAGATTGGTAATGCCGCTGTCAATAGTGCCAAGATTGCTAACCTAGCCGTGGGCACCGCCCAAATAGGTGATGGTGCAATTACTAATGCCAAGATAGGGTCATTAGCTGTAGGCACAGCACAGATAGCTGACGCCGCTATCACTGATGCTAAAATGGGCAACATTAGTGCTAACCATATTACTACTGGTTCAATTGATGCTAGTAAAGTAACAGTGGCTAAATTGGACGCTGGAAACATTACCACTGGAACACTCAGCACTGACCGGTTAAATGTTGCCAAACTATCAGCTTTAAGTGCCAATTTAGGTGACGTTACAACCGGCTCGCTTAAAGGTGTTGACATTGTTGCCAACTCATTTAGTACGCCAAATGGTAGTTTTACAACCGATGCGAATGGTAATGTGGTTGCTAGCAATTTAACAATTAGGGGGGTTACTAACCTAGTTTATAATGCGGCGTTATTAGGTAATTCTGGCACATATCCAAATACCAAAGTTCCCGGTTGGAATTTATTCACTAAAGGATACTATTCAAATGCTACTTTGCATGACGGTGTTCCTTCGATTGGATTTAACTCTTCAACTGGTTCTGGGACTTGGGTAACGTTTGCACAATCTAAGCTATACCCATTAAATGGTTTGCACGGTCAGCCGTATAGCGCGTCCGTTTGGTTTATTGAAGGTGGTAGTGAAGCTGCCATGAAGTATCAATTTACACTGGCCTTCTTTGATGCCAACGGTAACCGATTGGCTAGTGGATATGCTGGTAACACGTGGAATGGTAATCCAACTTCACAAGGTTGGGCATACAAGACAATTAACAATATCATTTCACCAAGTACAGCTGTCTATGTTGCTATCCAATATTGGGCATACAACGGTGCTGGTCATGCTCTATTTAGTTCGCCTATGCTAACTCAAACTGCTCAATCAACAGGTTACCAACCTGATACAGGTAATATTGTTAGCGCTGGTGAAATAGACGGCTCAGTTATTAATGGTTCGACCATTAACGGGACAACATTCAACGCTGGCACTAAGCTCAACCAATATGGTAATACTAGCTATCCACTAACTATCAATCCAGATGGTTCGGTTACTAGTACCTCATTTGAAACAATTGCCAACGAGACCGCCGCACTAAGAACTGTCATAAAGGACGGGACGGTAAAAACTAATTTACGTGGTATGACCCCATTTTCTAGTGGTATGTATTCGGCAGCTGACGTTTCACTAGGTGCGGGTCAATTAGTATTACTAGAAGGCTATTCAACCGCACAAGACCCCAACTTTGACGCAACCGGCCTAAAAACAACTGGTTATGCAATACTAGATGCTTCCACTGGTTTAAGCTTGCACGGCTCAACTCAGGCTATTAATTTCAGCGGGACTGACCAAGACCAAACCACCGGGATTACCATGAATAGCTACGGTAACATTATTGGCTATCCCAATGCAACATGGTGGCGGATTGTCTCTAATTCCGGCTCAAATGTCGCCAACTTTGGGATTGATAGTGCTGGCTCTAATGTGATTCAGTTTAACCGGGAGTTAGATATTGGTAACTTCCACATTAATACCGGTCATACGTTTACCAGTGCTGATAACCAAGCTATTCACTTTGCAATGGGTAAAGGTGGCGCGGCTGATATTTATGCCGGTGCCGTTCACTATACTAGCCTAGTTAAATCGTCCCTATTAAGCGTCAAGAAGGACGTTAAAAAGGCTGATACGGCCTATTGGGCACAACTAGTTAACTCAATCGACTTAGCAACATACCAATATAAATCTGACGATAATACTAGCCATATTAGGTTGTCTTCAATTGTTGATGATGTGAACGAGGACAAACAATGGAAGCTCCCAGATGTGTTTGTTGCCCGTGATGAAGATGGCAAGTTAAATGGGGTGGATGACAGTGTGTTATTAAATGCCACCCTAGCCACGGTGCAGGAACAACAAAAGGAAATCGACCAATTAAATGGTCATAACATGGAATTAGAAGCTAGATTAAACAAATTGGAGGCTAAATTAAATGGATAGCATTTTAATCACGAATTATAAACCAGATTACACGAACAACATTATGACAATCAGCATTCAGATTAACACTTTAGGTATTAGTTCACAGGTCAGCATCACCATGGACGAGTTTAACAATGCCATTGCTGGAGGTGCTGGGGGCACTGATAGGGTTAAATTAAAGGTGTTAAACACGCTGATTGATAGTCTGACTGCTTTAAGGCCAGTTACCACAACTACGACAACCACTACTAAGGAGGCTTAAAGATGGCGAAAACGCTTAGTTTTACCGATACTTCACCACAGACTGTTAAAATTGGCGATACCACAACTAGCTTTACGTTAATTTGTGGCAATGATAATGTGGCCACTGACTTAACTAATGCCACTTCAATTACTGTTAAACTGGGCAATACTAGTGGCTATCTTAAATCGGCCACAGTTGACCCAGCTAGTTTAACTGACCCCACAACTGGTCAAGTTACCGTTACCTTTAATGCTGACTTGATGACTAGTTTAACCGCTGGTAGCTATGCCATTGAAGTATGGGTGGTTGATAGTACCGGGACGTCAATCTACCCTAGTGATGGAACGACTGGGTTTGCTATTACTAACAATATTCAGAGTTCTAATGGAGCCACGATTACCACTGTTGCACTTAATGACTTGATTACAGAAATGAAAGTCTTTGAGGCTAAAAATAAAGTAACTGTGGTTACTCAGGCAGAATACAATGCCCTGAAAGATAAGAGTGGCCTATATGTTGTGCAGGGGTGATTTAAATGGCAGATATAATAAATGGCACATGGATTAAAGATGGCAAGGCAGTTGATACTATTTATCAAAGCGGTGTTAAAGTTTATGGTAGGAACCTATTATCAAATACTAGTCCAGAAATGTCTACAGTTACTGCTTCCAGTTGGGGGTCATCACCAGCCGGTGTTGCTACTGGAGTATATGGTGCCGGAACTTACCAAGTTTCAGTGTATGTAGATAATACTATAGATGCTAATACAAATTTGAACTTAAACCTATATACTGCTGTTAATGGCCACATCGGGAATCTTTCAGGTAAATCCATACAGCCGGGGTCAAAGGGTACAATCTCATATACTATAACGCTATTAGAGGGACAATCTATAAGAAGTGCTTGGGCTGGATTTACAAATGTTTCTAATGTAGCACACAGCTACTCATATAAACAAATCATGATTACAAAGTATACCGGTGATGATACACCGTATTCACAAGCACCAGAGGACATACTAAATTAGGAGGCAGACAAGTGAATAAGAACAAGCTAAAGGCACTCATCTTAATGGTGGGCGCCATTTTTATGGCCTTTTTTATGGTCAATTTAAACAGTCAGGCTTCAACTAGCCGGGACCAAGGGGTCGACTGGTCTAAGTTTCAAGGTAATGGTGGTGTATTCGGCTACAGCACTGATAAGTTTGTGTTCTCACAGGCGGGTGGCTTTTATGGGGGTACTAATATCCCTCAGACCACTTATGCTAGCCAAGTTAAATCAGCTAAACAGGCTGGTAAACGGGTTCACACCTATTTATGGGACGGGGTTGGTGGCAATATGACCAATGCCAAGGCGATGATGGCCTATTACTTGCCACGTGTTAAGACACCCAAGGGTAGTATTGTCGCACTAGACTATGAGGACGGTGCTTCTAATAGTGTGACAGCCAACACTAATGTCATTCTAGCCCAGATGGCCCTCATTAAAGCGGCTGGCTATACACCGATGCTGTACTCCGGCAAAGCTTACCTCAATGCTCATGTTAATGTGGCTGCTATTGTTAAAGCCTATGGTAGCTGTCTATGGCTAGCTGAATATCCGGATTATCTGGTTAGAACTAGCCCTGATTACAATTACTTCCCTAGCATGGACGGCGTGGCTATCTTCCAATTCACTAGCATGTATAAAGCAGGCGGATTAGACGGCAATGTCGATTTAACGGGCATTACTAAATCAGGCTACACGACCGCTAGCAAGAAACAAGCTCAAGCCAACGTTAAGAAAGCTCAGGCAGCTAAGAAGGCCACCTTTAAGGTCGTTAAATACAACCAGCGAGGAGTGTTCTATCCTAATCGGACACTAGCTGTTCGTTACACGGATTCAGATAAGGTACGTCAAGTAGCTACCTATCACAAGGGTGAGAGTGTAATTTACAACGCGGTTATTATTGAACACGACTATGTATGGGCACGCTACACCCGTTCAAATGGTCTGTATGGCTTTATTAAGCTAGGTGTCACTAATGGTCACAACTACGGTAAGCGGGTGGTCTACTAATGGCACAATATGACGATACGACCAAAATGTTAATAGACATTCAAAAGGATGTGGCGGCTACCAAAACTAAAGTAGAAGACATCGAAAGCAAGCTTAATCAGGTTGACGATATTGGCGACAAAGCGGACAAGGCACTGGCTAAATCAATTGAGGCCGAACATCAAATCGACCGTGTTACTCAGGTTCAGAATTGGGTAATTGGTGTCCTAGTTAGCGGGGTAGCTGTGACGTTGCTAGTTTATGTTGCTGAGAAGTTCCTTTAAAGGAGGATATTATGAAAAAGATTAGTTTAAAGAACGCTGACGGAAGTTTAAATGGTAAGTTGATAGCCGGTATTATCAGTCTGTTAATCGTGCTAGTTCAGCAAGTTCTAGCGGTATTTGGCATTAAGTTTGCCGGTGATTGGACTAGTATTGTGGCGGTTATTAACACTATTCTCACCATCCTAGGTATGCTAGGGGTAATTACAGACGTACAAACGGTAACCGTCTCACAGGACGCAACAGGCACCTTAGAACAAGCCACCAATGAGGTCGACTCAACTAGACAAGCTGATAAAGCGCCAACTAGTGCGGCTGTCTCTAATGTGACCGAGTCTAGTGCCGACATTAAAGTAGACGAAGACAAAGCTGAATAAAGTAAAAAGGTCTACCCTTAATTGGATAGGCCTTTTTATTGTTACTTTGGGATATTATATTGGAAGAACTGTGAATTTGTACTTGCGGGGTACAAACGAAGTATAGCACCCTCAGTCAGCATTAAACGTTACACTTTTATTAGGATGCACAATAAAAAAGTGGGCACCCGGGTAAGTGCTCACCAAGAAGGCATTACTTTAAAGCGGAACATCATGAGTCCCGACTAATAGAGACAACTTTATTTTAGATCATTCTAATTAAATTGCAATATAAAAAAACCTATCCAATTGAGGGTAGGCCTTACTGTAAACACGAAAAACTAAGTTATGAGTTCATTCCTGAGCACACTTTTTAATTATAGCACACACATTATTATAATAGCATTAAAAACAGCATAGTAAAAAGGTCTATCCAGTTTGAGGGTAGGCCTTTTTATTGTGCTCAGTCATTATCAGACTGTTAAATGATTGAAGGGTTACTAGGTAACCTGACTGAGCGCATCGAAGTAGGCATACTTAACGATGACTGAGACTAGCAAAACTTGTTAGGAGTGTTTGCAACTACCAGAGTCAGTTTTCATTATAGCACAATTTTGAGTTAGTTAACATAATGTCCAGTATTCAAAGCTAAACTTTGTGAAGTCTATTTAGAACTATTATATCAGCGTTTATAGACAACTCACTGTTTGATTTAGCCTATTTAGTCAAGTTTGTGAAATTGAGCTGGTTTAAACTAGGTTATTAGGATGCCCATTTGATAGGATTTAGACTTTGTGAAATTGGCTTAAACTGTCCTAGTTAGATGGCTTGTGATTATTATTTATTTATAAACTTTTCATCAAAATTATCAATAATTTCTTTTCCTAATGAAGACAAAACCCACTCTATATCTGGTTTATCAGTTGTTGCATACGCAGATAAATAGTTATAAATCTCGATATTATTTTGATTTTTAACATCAACAGGAACAGCAACCAACTTACAATTTATCAACTCTAAAGAAGCATCATCACCATATTTAGTGATATCACACTTCGAGTGTTCAGGGATACCTATCTCTTCATAGATGTCAAATAAAGTATTATCATCATCATCTACTACACGTAAAGTAACATCACAAACATCTGAATGGTTATAAAAAGAGGATTCTCTATTGGGTATAATAGTTGGTTTAACTTTCATAATTATTACCTCCATTTGGTTCATTTACTTGACTTTGGTCTTGAACTGTTACAGCTTAGAGCTGGTTGAGCAGAAGTGATACAGTTTTCCCCATAAATTTGAAAATGAAAGAAAACTGCTGTTATAGCTCGTCGCCGTATATCGCATCGCTCTAACACTCATACCGTTACCGTACCACTTGTAGATTAGCATTACTAATTTAACCCATTAAAAAAGCACCCTTAACAGGCGCTGGTCATCATATATTTTAATTTGTTTGGATAACCAGCCTCGTGATACAGCCCTGTACTATGTACTGCTTTACCACCCATCTCGTCCGTGAGATTAACGTTCAGCTACTATCTAGATATGAGAATAGCTAGTAGCCTAGTGGGATTTATTGCAGTGGCTCTCACTTGACCTGTCTACTTTTTATCATCAGCTACACTAACCGGCTGTCTAAACTTGACGGGTCTCTCAGTACCGCGCTAACATTTTTCATCAAGCTAAGGCTAGTTTGCTCGGGCGAACTATTGCTAGCTCACCAACAGGGATTGGCTCCCCTGTGTTCCAAAAGAAGCAATTGAATGTCAAGACTTGCAATTTAAGAGCCCAGACAGTACAATTAACGTATCTTGAATAAGTTATCTGTTGTTCCCGCGAAGGTAAGAGGTCGCGGGGCTTCTTTTGTATATTCAGTTATTTTAGGTCTGGCTTAATTGCTAGGCCTTTTTTAATACAAGCTTATTGTATCTCCTTATTAGGCGGGTGTCAACTTTTTCTTTTACAGCACTACAGCACTAGTTTGTGCTAGAACTACTGCACTATAAGGCTACTGCACTATAAGGCTACTGCACTATGTAGTGTTGTAGGGCCTTGATGTGTCGGGGATAACATCACATTTTTAATATGCTGTGTAGCACTACAGAACTACAGAACTACAGCACAACTGCACTATTGACATACAGAACTATGTAGTGCTATCATTATAAATAGAAATGGAGGCTAGAACAACATGACTCAAGTTATTACTTTTGGCAATTTTAAAGGTGGGGTAGGAAAAACTAGTAATTCTACAATGGTTGCTTTAGAACTTAGCAATCGTGATTTTAAGACTTTACTAGTAGATTTGGACCCTCAGGGTAACGCTACAAATTTGTATTTAAAAACAAAACTAAATATCAGCAATGAAGTTGGGCATTTCGACAAGACTTTAATGTCTAGTGTAGAAGATGGCAATCTAGATAGCTCAATCATCAACATCAAAGATAATTTGGACTTGCTAGCATCAGCACCTGACTTCTCGTTATATCCGAGATACATGGAAAAGCTCCATAATTATAATGATAGGGTGAAAGAATTTGATAGGCTTTTAACACCTCTAAAAGCTAAATATGACTATGTAATCATTGACATACCGCCGACAATTAGTTTAATAACCGACAGTGCACTATATGCTTCGGACTATTGTCTTATTGTTATGCAGACACATGAACATAGTTTTGAAGGTGCTGAGGCCTTTATCAAATACATTCAAGAAGAGGTTATTGATGAGTATCAAGCACCAAGACTTGAGTTAGTTGGAATCCTAGCTGTCTTACTGCAAGCGGGAGCACCAGTTGATGAAGCAACGGTAGCTAATGCAATCTCGGAATTTGGTGAAGAGAACTTATTTAAAACTAGAATTCACTCAATGCAGCGTTTAAAGCGGTACGGGATTACAGGAATTACATTTAAATCAAAGTTTGATAAACGTGTATTTGCGGTTTATAAAGATGTAACTGATGAACTACTAAAACGAATTGAGGTAATTGAACATGGCTAACTCTCTTATTCGGTCTAACAGAAACAAAGCAAATGCTATTCCTAAGCCAGCTAAGCAGGCTAAAGCATCAGATTTTGACAAAACGGCTAGTGATAGTAAAGCAGTCAGTTCAGTCACGTTTGATACTAATTTGAAGATTAGCAACCATACTAGAAACAAGCTTCAAGCAATGGCAATGATTGGATACGCTGAAAATCAGAGACTATCCGTTGATACTGCTATTCAATCATTCTATGAACAACTGTCTACTAATGAACAACGTGAATTTGATTTACAGGTTAGCACACTAGAAACAAGAGACGTAAAACTGAAAAGTAGGAATAACTAGCTAAAAACACAATTTAGGTGGAATCGTTATACTATTATTGTAGAGATAAACAAGGAGGTTAACGCATGAATGAAGAAGATAAAAAGAAAGAAGAACAAAGGTTGGCCGATAAAAAGTTTGAAGACTTCATCCAAGGACTTTACGATACTGACAAGGAGCCTTCTAATGAGGACTGGATAGATAATATTGCCAGTGCAATGGCCCCTAATGAGGCCGATAAAGAAAAGAGATAATGTTAAGTGTTCAGAGATTTAGTTAAATTAGCCGGTTTAAGCAGGTGGTATCACCATGAACAGCATGCAGATAGGTCGAATGCTCGTAAAGCTAGTGGTAAATCAGCATTCTCATATGACGATTTAAAAGGGTTGCGTAAATTGGCCTTTTGGCTGTTTGTATTCAGCATCCTTCTGAATTGGGGCTTTGTTGGTGCAGTTAGTTTGATAGCATGGGTAGCTATGTGGGCTATTTCGTTGCTGTTTTAAAGCAATGTGGTTAAACAACATTATGATTGACAAAGCAATGTTATAGTTATAACATTAACCATAAGAAAAGGGCCCAGTGCTCTAACACTGAACCCTTACACATTTGCCGTTTTAAGAACGGTGACCTGTAAATAAACAGCTAAACATAAAGTCAGCCCTCAATTCTCGGTCAAAAGTTTATGAGGGCCTTTTTATGCTCTAATCTTTAGTAATAGCAACAATAATTGTTACTATTAAACCAATTATGTCAACCATTGTAGAAATTGCTGACATAATTAATAATGCAACACTCATTTAAGTGCCTTTTTATCAAGATTTTTCACACTTTGGCATTCTACCATCCCCTGTTCTATAGTAGGCTTAAATCGGTCCTACAACAAAGGTGAAATCATGCCACCGCTCTCAAAACTTCAAATGTTACTTATATTAAACCACCTATTCAAAATGTTTACAACCTAAAAACGCGGCCTTCTAAACTCCCCTAGCTAATTAGGGGGCTTTAGGGGGCTTTTGTTTTACCCTACCTAAAATTATACTAGGATACCCTTAAAGTGACTCACAGGCCCCCTAAATGGCTCTGAGGCATATTCTAGGCTGTGTTAACCTGCTAGTCTGGCTGAAACATGGAAATCATAGCTAGGCTGAAACATTCTAGCAAACTTCGTTATATTAATACATGAAGGAGGTGGCAATCTATTCAATCAGCCAATTTTAGGTGGCATTAGCTAGAAAGTGACGCTCAGGCTGGCTCGTACGAGCATTCTAGCATTTGTCAAGTATAATTATGCCACACAAAGATAGAATGGCTCACAGGACATCTTAGAGGGGTTTAAATACACTAGGCTGAATAAGAGAGTAGGCAACGTGTTGACAATTAAGGTGCTTAACCAACCGTTAAATTTAGGGGGTCTATACGACCTTTCAGACAACCTAATGAAGCAGTCTATTGAGACCTGCTAGCAAGACTACCTAGATAAACTAGTTGAATGACAACCTTAGAAAGCTTAACTTAGACAGTCTAAATTAGAAAGCCTAATGAAGGTCTTTTCAAAATATTGCATAAGCAAGGTCTTGATAGCTATTCAGACCATAGAATGGTTGAATAGTGCATCAGTGAGATGCAGTCTCACGACTCTGGAGCGAAGCGATTCTCATAGAGAGCAGTTGACCTTAGGCGGTTCTCAGCCCTTACTAGATGTTAGGGTCAAAGGCTATGTCAAGGTAAAACCCAACCTTGCCACCAGCGAAAAGTGCGCTGGAGCACTTGTCATTATCTAACGATGAATGACAACATCAACACCTTGCTAACGCATAATGTCAAAACCTGAAAGTCAAAACCACTAGAAGATTCAATTAGGCTGTTAAATTTAGTGTTTTTCTCACGCTTTATAGATGGGCTGAAAGCCCGTCCTAGTAGGGTTTAATGACGTATTTTACTTCCTGCTGTACGCATACAGTAAATACTACAGTATGCTACCAGTAAAGCCTTTTCATAAGTTTAAAACGTTGATTTAACGGCGTTTGTATCAACTGAAACCATGTGAGAAATGTTTTTGAGGCTTAAAATGCCTTATCACAGGGCCTAAATCAAAGTTTCTATTAAATTTCGACAGTTTTTAGAATCAGTGGTAATATGTATTTATTGAGTAACACAAATAGACAAAGTATTGCACACTTTGCCTAAAATAATATTTATTTGGAGGTCTGTATAATGAATACAGAGAACTATATCAAGAGCAACATAGAGTTTATCAAAGACAACGCTAGAGGCACTAGCTTGTCAACGCCACTTCGGTCAATTAAAGGTTTAGCACAGGTTCTCAAAACACTGTATAAGCTAACCCTCAAACAACCATCTAACCAGTTTATTGATAGCTCTTATTTCACTGTCCAATGTACCACAAAGACCATTTATTTGTCAACAACCAAATCATTTCAGTCTAAATTTAGCGAACACGATGTCCGACATCTAATGAGATACCTAGCTTTAGCTGAGATAATTCAGCCCTTAGACTGGTCACATCTAAACAAGAACTCGAAACTAGATAAGATGACAGTGGTTAAAGCTAAACATAACGAGTCAGGTTATACTGGCATGACGCCGGTTTATAAAATAGCCAACCTGAATGAAAATAGTAGCATTCACCCGGAACGTCTCAACCGGCAGATGACACCGACAATTAGTTTGCCATACCTAGCCATTGCCTGTCAATACGGTTATGAACTAGCTGAACAAGTGTTTGCCAACCTAAATAACTGGCTAGTTGTTACGCCAACCATCAACCAGATGGAAAAACTAGCAACCGATGTTAGGATGAACAAGGTTGTCATGATTAGTCAGCTTAAGCCATATTTCAAACCGGCTAAGATGCCGAAAAACTATGAGCAACCAGATTCGTCAACATACTATAGAAGAATGTTAGCCAGCTTAGACGTTATCGGCTGGCTAGATGCACAGGGTCTAGCATTCGAACCAGCTAGCAAAGTACGTGATTATGTGAAGTTACCGGACGACCTAAATAGCAACAGCAAGGTATTGTATGATAAGTCCGTCATCAAATAAAACAGAATAGAATCAATTGACCTAGCTTAACCGGCTAGGTCTTTTTTATTACCTAAATTTAATTAAGTTTTTATTAAGATACCTAAAAACGCTTGAAAAGCCGACACTAACCGTTACTCGTCCTTATATTGTAAGTGAAGAGCAAAGGGCAAGAATATTCTCTAGCATAAAAAAGAAACAACCTAGGTTCTCTGTAATATGAACTTATAAGGTTGATTAAGGCAAGTACATAAAAATAAACAATAGATAGGAAGAAAAATTATGCAAAACAATTTAGTAGAAGCAGAAATATTCAGAACTAGCCCATACGAAGGCTACAGCGTATCAACACTAGGCAATGTCAGAAACGATAGAACAGGCCGTATTTTAAAATCTGGGTCAACCAAGCTAGGTTATCAGATTGTTACAGTTGGCGGCCAATCTAGGCTGGTTCACAAGTTAGTCATGGATACGTTCATGCCAATCAGTAAGGACGAAGCTATCACATTGACCGATGTTGACCATATCAACGCTGACCGGTCCGACAACAGGTTGTCTAATCTCAGACGGTGCACACATGCTGACAATTTACGGTCAGCCCATCGCCTAGCACTTATCAGACACGCTTGTGTAGCTTTAGATAAGAACGGAACAATTATCATGCAGGCTAGTTCAATCGTAGAGATGGCGACAATACTAGGCTTATCAACAGGTTGCATTCAAGGCCATCTAGTTCACGGTGGACGAACAAAAGACGGAATAACGTTTAAACGAATTAGCAAAGCAGAGACTAGAGAGGTGGCAGCCTAAGATGGAATTTTTAATTGGATTTATCAGCATTCTAGTTGTTTGGCAAGTGCTGAACAACATCAAAACTAACAGTGAATTAAATGAAATAAAAAACGAACTAAAGAGAATTGAGAGGAAGATTAACAAATAATGGATATCAATCAAGTAACAGTAACCGGACGAATCATGCAGAACGTAACTACTAGTTCAGACAAAGACGGAGTAATAACAAAACTAGGCACAATTGGCATCTACAAGGGCAAGGACAAGCAAACTGGCTCACCACTATACGCAAACATTCCATTTGTTGCATACAATACAGCAACTAAGTACATTGAGCCTAACACGAAGATGATGCTAGTTGGCCGATTGAATAGCTACACTAAGACCGATGGCTCCCAGTACGGCAAGCTAGTTGTACAATTACAGGTTAACTCAGCCTATCAAATTGCAACTAGTCAAGATGTCGCCGTATCTGACGATGATTTACCATTTTAAGGGGCTGACAGACTAATGATTAATGAAGACAACTTAAACAGGATTATTAATACTAGAGGTTTCAGAACAAACACACATAACATTGCCAATCGGTTGGTTATCAGTGACGCTGATGCACGTGAGCTATTATGCACCGAATTAGCTGAGCATAGGCTGGCAAAGTATAGCAATGACGAGATAGCTAGCTTGTTAGATAACAAAGACCCAAATTTATTGTGGAAGGTGACCTACGCCGCAAGGGACGTTGTTAGCAAGCATTTTCGAGCACTAGGTAAGCGGGCAGAACATGAGTACCGCGGTGAGCTAATCGGAATTGAAACAGGTGTCATTAAACTAGCAGACGGCAATAAAGTCGAAGACATAAGTGAATATCAACTAGCTAGAACGACTCAACAGTTTGCAACTCAATCAAGCAGACTATTTTGCGATTTACTGTTGCGGTTTGGCAAAACTGAAACAATGGCTCAAATGAGATTGACCAATAAACAATTCAACAGAAAGCTACGCAATTGCTTGTCATATATCAGCAAACATCGAAGTAAGTTTGACCTAGTCACTGACAAAACTAGAGACCGTCAATTGTACATTTTGAACTCTTTAAACCAACTATTTAGCACAATTGACCAACGAGGTGATATTCAAAGCTGGATAGATAGCCACGTCAAACTAGTCAACGAGTTACTAGCAGACAGTGACGTACGTTATCAAGGCACTATCATACGAGCCTTTAACCAAGCTAGTAAGGCTGACCAATATGCCTTTATCAGAGAGTGTATCAGTCAACAGACTAAAGCACAGCAGTGGCTAGACCAATCAAACGAGGCAATTAAACAGGTAGGTGAAGCGCAATCAAACTAAAGCATTGTAATTGGCGCTCATGTACACGGCTAGTCAAGCAAGGGGTAGACTTCTGTGATGAGCATAAACAAATGGACTTGCAGAGGAAACAAGACTATATAGAGCAACGGGATAAGGCTAAATCAAATGTTAAGGGCAAGCAACTAGCCAATGCTCATATGGCTCACTATAATGTCACAACTAGAGACCCAGAAGCTAACTCGTTCTATCACTCAGTCCAATGGCAGCACATGAGAGATTATGTCTATGCCCGTGATATGGGAATGTGTCAAGTGTGTGGCAATGCAGTAACCAATAGGAAGATAGTTGACCATATCCATCCACTTAAAGCTAGCCCAAGTGAGAAGCTAGATAAAAACAATCTATGGACGATGTGTTATAGATGTCACAACATTAAAACCAGCCTAGAGGAATCCATTAAGAGCCAGCCTAATGGGGATAACAAGTTGAAACATATCAGCAAGCAATGGTGGCAGAAAGCAATAAAGGAGAAGATAAAATGAACTTACTAAATGCAGTGAACACATTACTAGAGCTTAACAAGCAAGGCATATCAGCCCACTTAGAAGAAACAATACCGGGCGTTCAAATTAGATTAAGCAGAGATTATCCAACAACATTACCGCTTGAACTGTGGGGCACTAAGTTACATGAACCAACAGTGTGGGAAGACTTAGGTATGTGGAACCCAACCATAGATGAATGGCAATCAAACAGCTGGGAGGTTAAGTATGACGATTAAGTATCCACCACTAATCACAAGGGCAGACATTGAAGCCATTCGTAAAGGTAACCAACTGAATAGGCAAGTATTACAGGACGGTTTAAGAGTGCTGGTTAGTGAGGTGCATAAGGGGAACCAGCAATCAAGTAGAGTCATCAAAGGAGTGAGGCAGATAAATGGATAAACTAAATCAATATGAATCAGACACATTGGCATTATTAATAGCGCTGATAATGAACCAAGCTAAGTGGCTAGTGAGAGCATTGATTGTAACCGGACTATTGGGATTAGCTAGTCTAGTGCCATTGTTAAGCGGGCCAGTACTCAACATACTGTTAGAGCTAGCGTTATGGTCAACTATCTTCATAGGTGGCTATATCCTAGTTGGCAGCATACTAGCCTATTACTATGTACTAGGCTGTGAACGGAACAATCTAGACCGGTTTATCAAACGAGCTAAAAAGAAAGCAGGTAAGTAGAGATGGAAATATCACACACACTAGATGGCTACTGGGTTTTGTCAGGCTGGATTGACCCAGAGTATCAAGACGCACAGGCTACCATGGCTAAAGCAAGAGAGCAATTCATTATAGCCAACCCTTTAATCGACTCAGCTAAAGTGGTGGTGGTCAACGGTGAGTTCAAGCAAGCACTATACCAAGCAGACAAGTATCAAAGCAATGATGAAAGCAATGATGGCTTAGTACGAGTCATTGCCAATGGGAAGACAACCTATATCCACGTAACGTAACACACTAGTAAGAGACCATTTAGGCTAACCAACCTAGTTGGTCTTTTTATCTGGCCTAGTATAAAGGGAACTACCCTAAGCTAACCTAGTTAAAGCCAACTTTGCTCACCCAATCCGTGAAAGAAGTAGATAAAATGGTTGCCCTATATTGACCCCAACTATAACGCCGGTATGATGGGATTCTCAATTTTAAACTTGCTAGAAAACTAGTTAGCCATAACTAATTTATGCGACCTAGTCATAAACAGAAATTTATAATCTGTACTATGCAATAAGCCCCCCACCAACGTTTGAGGGAAGAGCAACCACCATACACAAGTCACCGCCTTATGCGTTCTATTTTGAAATATTTTTAGAGGGGGGTACCTAGTCAGGCTACCTAAAGCTTGATTTAACAGCATTCCTAGCAGGTTGCAATCTAAAATCAGGCCTAAATAGGGGGTATATAGGCAACTAGCTAAATCAGCCCCAATCCAAACGAAGCTTATTATAACAGGCATTCTAGGGGCATACATAAATACGAATAAAAAGGAGGTCAGGTCAATAAATGGCAATTAAAGACAACGAAAAAGGAAACCAACTGAATAAGACAGCACCTAAATATTTAAAGGCAACTGGTCGAAGCATGTGGACTAGGTTAATGCCATTGATAGGGGACCAATTAGAGGAATCTGATAGAGCACTAGTTGAAAGCTACTGCTTTAACTACCAGTTACTACGAGAAAGTTATTCAAACATATTAGAGAACGACATACAGTACGCCTTATACAAGGTTATCATGACGCCAACTGGTGAAGTGATTGACCCACACCATCTTGAGGGGTACAAGTCTAATCCGGCTTGTAAAGTCCTATCAGACGCCACCACTAAATTGGATATGCTAGGAAGACAACTAGGATTAAGCCCTCAGAGCAGGGCCGAACTAGCCAAGTTGCCTAAGCCTAATGACAATCAAGAGACAATGGCTGATTTATTAGGTGGTGATAACGTTGACTTCTAAGCAGGATGACCTTAAACAGTTTGATTTTAACAAGACCAACATAGAGCCAGACCTAGAATATGCCAAGTTAAATAGCCAGCATTATTGGGACGATATTAAAGCAACCTATCGTGACCCAGCAACTAAATATGCTATCAAAGTGTTGTCAGGGCAACAGATAGCTGGTCGTAAAATCCGGTTAGCTATGTTCAGACATTTAAACGACCTAAAGAGAAGCCAACTAGACAGCTTTAAATATGAGTACAATTTACAGGCTGTCCGGTCAATTATCAGGTTTTCTAAGCTGTGCCCAGATGTTGAGTCAGGCGAGCCTAGACCATTGCTATTATGGCAAGATGCAATACTAGCACTCATAAATGGCTGGCGTTCAAAGAAGACAGATGAAAAAAGATTCACGTTCTGTTACCTGAGCATTGGCCGTACCAACGGGAAGACGTATTTAGTCAACATATTGCTGACATATGCATATTTAATCGAGAATCAAGGTAAAAATAATCTTGATTTTGCGTATGTTGCCCCAGTTGAGAAGTCTAGCAAGAAAGGATTTAGATATCTAGGTTCAACGCTTGACTATTTAGGACAGAATCTAGCGCCATTTAAGCATTTAATTGATGAGCAGTCAATTGCGGCTAGTGCTGATTTAATTCAGTCATTTAGCAATAAGTCTCAGATAATCAGACTGACAGCCGGCTCAGGTAAGTTTGACAGCCTCCACGCTACGTTGAGTGTACTTGATGAGTACGGTGACCCAGCCTATTCAGATGGCGTTATTAGTCGTATGAGTAGTGGTAATGTTCATCAATTTAACAAGCAGATAATAGCCACATCTAGTGCCTACGAGAATTCAAACGTGCCTATGTATGCGGACTATAAGCGACTATCTAAAGTTGTATCAGAGGACGCTAGCCGGCAATCAGATGACCAGTTATTCCTATGCTGGGAGCAGGACAGCTTAGACGAAACTAGCAAGCCTGAATTATGGGTTAAATCAAATCCTTTAATAGACTTACCTAGTATGCACGACCGATTAATGGCCGGTCTAAAAGCTGAAAAAGATAGACAGGAACAAGCAGGCCGATTAACATGGTTCCAAAATCGTAATTTAAATATGTGGTTGAAAGTGTCTCAATCAAAGTTCTTAGAGCTGGATGACATTAATAAGGCTATCTCAGACGTCCCATTTAGTATTGATAATAGAGACGTGTATGTAGGGCTAGATTTAAGCCACCTTGATGATGATTCAAGTCTAGCCTTTTTATTCCCTTATTTTGAAGGCGACAAACAAAAGGTGCACATTATACAGCACTCATTTGTTCCGACTGCTCATAGTCAGGGTTCAATCGAGGTTAAGAGTAAACGAGATGGCATAAATTACCAGCTAGCCCATGATAAAGGTTTCGCTTCAATCAGCCAAAATGAAGATGGCTTTATTGACGATGACCAACTTGCCTCATATTTTAATGAGTATGTTGAACAGCACAACCTTAATGTGAAAGCCTTTGTTTATGATGCATGGACGGCCAAAGTGTTAATAGACATGCTAGAAGCGGCCAATCCAGAGATACCATTTATCAGTCTGGCTCAAAAGGTCTCATCATTAGACCAACCAACTAGGCTGTTAGAGAAGATGTTTATACGTGGCCTAATCACATTTAGTGATGACCCTATTTTAACAGCCAGCCTATCCAATGCGATTGTATGGCCTACCAATGCAGGTATCAAGATAGACAAGTTTGCTAAGAGCCAGAAAATAGACTGCGTAGACGCCATTGTGGACGCTTTAAGCGAGTCCCAGTATTGGTATACCGACCCTAACCGTAACGAGCCTGAGAAGACAGCTAAGCACCCATTTAAGGGACAATCCGATGAGGCTGTATCAGACTACTTTATCAATAATTTTGGATTCTAGCACAGTGAAAGAGGTATAGAGATGAAATTAAAGGACAATTTAAAGCTAGTTGGGGCATTATTACCCTTTATACTAGTATGTTTAGGCTTGTTATCCATTGTGGTAGCAGCCTTTTTAGTAGCAATCGCTTTAGGTTGGCTCATTTTAGGGTTGGCTTTAATTGCAATTGGCTACGTTATAAGCCCTAAACAAGACAAAACTGAATGAAAGGAGGACTTTAAGTGAGTATTTTAAACCCATTTAACCTGACCACACGGACTACTAGTCAGTCATTTATGCCTAGTTTTGCTAGTGTTGGCGGCAAGATAGTCCCACAAGGCTTCATAAACGCAGACAGAGCGTTAAAAAACATTGACATATTCGCCATGATTAACCTAATTAGCTCTGACATTGCTAGCTGTGACTTTCAGAACGGCGGGATTTATGAAGACCTGTTGAAACAGCCATCTAATTTAATCAATGGCTACTCATTTTGGCAATCTAGTGTCATTCAATTGCTGTTAACGGGTAATAGCTATTTGTTAATCCACTCGCAGAACGGTGTTGCACAATGGCTGGAGCAGGTACCAACCTCATGTGTGACTATCCAGCTAGCTGACGACAACAGCTCAGTATCGTATGAAATAAACTTTTGTGACAAGCGTGGGACAGTCCTAGCTGACAATTCAGAGATGATTCACGTTAAATTGATGCCGACTGGTGAAGTAACTAACGATGACTTGTTTGTCGGAACTAGTCCATTGCAAAGCCTAACCGATTCAATCGCTATAACTGATAATGCTAACCGGCTAACCCTAAGCACAATAGCCAATGCAATTAATCCAAGTGCTGTAATCAGTGTACCTGACGCTCAACTGACAGCCGAAGCAAAGGATGCTATTAGAGACAAGTTTGTACAAGCTAATTCCGGAAGCAATGCCGGTAAGGTGATGGTAGTTGACCAATCAGCTAGTGTGTCAACAATCCAGATTAACAGTGACGTGGCTAAGTTTTTGAATAGCTTAGATTGGTCTGCTGATAGGGTAGCTGAGGCATTCGGTGTACCATCTAGCTATTTAAACCGTGATACAGCAGACGCCCAATCAAACAGTCAGCAGATTATGTCATTCTACGCTAGCTCATTGAACAGGTATATCAACCCACTAATCAGCGAACTAGCATTCAAACTACACATACCAGACCTAAAGCTGAACATTAGGGACAGTACCGATGTAGACGGCTCACAAACAATAGCCATGATAACCAAGTTAAACTCAGGTAATAACCCTGTGTTCACACCGAGCCAAGCACAATCAATCTTAATCAGAAAGGGGTTAATCAATCAAAATGACATCTCAAGCAACGAAGAGCAATCAAATTGATGTTCGTTCATTACCAGCTAGTTTTAAGACCCGGGATGTGCAGGACGAGCAAGGAAACACTCAACATGTCATTAGTGGCGAAGCAGTAGTATTTAACCAGCCAAGTAGTCCGATGCCATTTGTGGAAGTCATTAGTGACCAAGCCTTTAACGGGGTCGATTTAAGCGATGTTAAATTGCTTTATTCTCATGACTTTGGAAACATTTTAGCTCGGACTGATTCAGGGACATTGCAACTAGACCTGAACGAAAACGGGCTAGACTTCACAGCCACCTTACCAGACACCCAATTAGGTCATGACGTTTATACTGACATCTTAAATGGCAACCTTAAAGGTATGTCCTTTGGATTCACTATTGATGATGACTCATGGAGTGTTGAGAACGGAGTGCAAGTACACACCGTTGACCAGATTGGGGTTATAGCCGAGATTTCTATCACCTCATTACCAGCCTATACCGAGACTAGCTTAATGGTGCAACGTTCCTTAAACCAGCTTGCGCCTGACAACAGTGAAAGTAATGGAAGCAATAATAACAACAAAGGAGACCAGATAATGGCAGAAGATAATAAAGACCAAACTAGCCAAGCACCTGTTTCAGATGCACCAGCTAGTGACGCTGAAAGCCAAGCTAGTGAAGCTACACAATCACAAGCACCAGCTAAGGACAGCCAAGCTAGTGAACCAACTAGTGGTGAAGCAGTGGTATCACCCGAAATTGTAGCCCAAGTGTTACAAGCTATTCAATCAATGGCTAAACCAGCTGACCAACCAGCAGATGAACAAACCAGAGACGATGATGAAGATGATTCTAGTGACGACTCCGGTGATGATGACTCTAGCGATGACTCAGAACTAGAACAAGATTCCAATAAAACTAAATTAGAAAAGAGAGATAAATCAATGAAGACAATCAAACCAAAGACCGGCAAGGACTTAGAAAGAGACAACTTTGTTAACTACCTTACTAAGCGTGATTTAACGGTGGCTGACGGTACGACTACTGGTTCAAACGGAGTAGCTTTACCACATGCTGTTTTAAAAGCCATTGAAAAGCCAGCTAACACCAACGAATTAGTAGGACTAGCTAACCACATTTCTGTTAACACACCAGCTGGGACATTACCTGTTCTATCAGCTACTGACACGACCTTAGCAACGGCCGAAGAATTGGCTGAAAATCCACAATTAGCTAAGATGGCTTTATCTGGCGTTGACTACAAGTTAAAGACCTATCGTGGTGCTATCCCTGTGTCCCAAGAATTACTTGATGACGCCGATTCAAACGTTCAAATCGAACAATTAATTGGTGATTACGCAACTCAAATTCATGACAACACTTTAAATGCTGACATTGCCTCAGCCTTAAAGACTGCTACCGCCTCAACAGTAACCTCATTTGATGACTTTAAGAAAGCTTACAACGACACCTACAAGTATTCTAACCGTGTTGTAGTCATTTCTAAATCTGGTTACGATGCTTTAGATACCTTAAAGGACAATGAAGGCCGCTACCTATTACAAGATGACATTGCCTCAGCTACTGGTAAAGCTATCTTAGGTGCACCTGTTTACGTGGTTGAAGATACTAGATTAGGTGCTAAAGAAGGGGACCAAGTTGCCTTTGTTGGCTCTGTTCATTCATTCGTAACTGTGGCTGACTTTAAAGACCTCAGAGTTAAATGGACTGAGGACTACGTTTATGGTGAACAATTACAATTAATCGTCCGTGAAGACACTGTAGTTGCTGACCCTGACGCAGGTAAGTTCTTAACATTAAACTTTGCGAGTAGTACCGGCAAATAACACGACTACTACTAGCACGACAACCGAAACACAAACAACAACAGTAAAGCCAGCCTAGTAAATAGGTCAAGCTAAAGGTCGCCATTTAAATCAACAATACCAATAGGGGCGGCTATTAAAGGGGGTTATCTAAATCACAATTGATGAAACGCTAGCTAAACAGGTGTGCGATGAGTTGCATGTTGACCAGACTGAGGAAGAACTAGCTACTGTTACAGCCCTATTAAATGGGTCTCAGGCCATTATAGATGACTCAATCGAGCTAGCTTTATATCCTGACATTGTTAATAACCCTCTTTATGTTCGGGCTATTATCACGTTAGGACAGGCACTCTATTATGACCGTAATTTATCAACCGGACAGCCTAAAGCCATCATTTTAATGATTGACCATTTAAATGCAATCTGTCTAACCAAGGGGGCTAATTTAAATGGCCCTAAATAAACTTTCACCAGCTAAATTTAACCGCAAGCTTCAAATTGGCACCACTAAGACGATTCAGAACCCAATTAACGGGACCTCTAAACAGTCTTTTGTTGTAACAGCTAGTCTTTGGTGTGCACCCTATACGAGGAGCATTGCTAGTAGCTATCAATTAACGAGTGAACAGTTAGATGAAGTCGTGGTTATCATACGTCATAACAGTACCGTGAAAGAGGGAATTAAGTGCCAATACCAAGGCAAACTATACAGTGTGATTAACGACAGTATGGATGACTCAAACAGCTATCTAGCCTACGACTACCTAACTTTAAAGCTAGTCACTAAGGGGGTCTAGCAATGGCGAAAGATGATATGGTCGAGCAATTAGAAAGCTGGCTAAAAGACGTCCATAAGCTAGTCCCAGATGAAGAAGAGCAAGAGAAAATCACTAAAGCTGGAGCTAAGAAGTTAGCTGAAAACTTAACGGAAGTCACGAGAAAGAAGCACTACTCAAACCATCGAGACGAAAAGTTTGGACATATGGCGGACAATGTTAGTTATCAGTCAACAGACGTAGACGGAGAAAGAGATGGTTCAAGCATCGTTGGATGGACGAACAAGTACCACGATATGAATGCTATGCGATTAAATGATGGGACAAAGCATATCCGAGCAGATTACTTTGTTGATAAGAACCTAGAAGACAGTCAGGATGATGTCTTTAACGCCATGCTAGAAGAGTATAAGAAGGGGAGTGATAACTAGTGCTATTACCAGTATCACAAGTAGCTAGCCTAGTTGATTCCCTCAATTTAAGCTGGCTAGATAAAGTCTACCTTAGCGAGATACCTAACGAAGATTTAGACAACACTGATATTACAGTCATGTTATTACAAGAGACCGATTCAAGCCCGGCCTATCATGCTAATAATACGTTTAAAGGTATAGCAATGGGTGTTGAAATTCAAATCTTCTATAAGGTTGACCTAGAGGACGACTTTAACCCGATGGAAGCTGAACTAGATTTAATGAAGAGGTTTAAAGAGGCTGGTTGGTTAATCGTATCTAGTCAACGTCACACTATAGACCCGGATACAAACCAAGTAACCAAAACAATTTATGTAACTAAAAATGAAATGATTAAAGGAGATATTTAAATGTCAAAACACAACATCGTAAAAGCAACTTTTGCTTTACTTGATGACAACGGTGACCTAATTAAAGACGCTACCAAAGGTTTATCCACAGATGGGTTATACGTTGCTGACCATCAAGGTGAAGGTTTCAGTCAAATTAACGTTTCCGCTATTGAAGCGGCAGGTACAGCTGGTTGGGGTAACGGCCAGATTAAGAGAGTTAGCTATGGGAAGTCCATGCCAACCTTAGCTTTAACAGCCCTTGATTTAGACTTCCG